TAAATCAACCTCTGGTGTTACATGAGGTGGTATCTCTCCCCTCACATGAGTAAATAGATAATCTACATCATCTATATCTTCTATACTATTCTTTCTATGCAAATCAGCATAAGGCAGTATCGCCCAGTCGTGAAGATAAAAAGTTTCCGTAACTACTGTTACTTTTGGGTTGAGTTCTTTTGTTACTCTTTTTAGATTTGTAAAGAAAGTTTTATTCTTTTTTGTTGCCTCATGGTTTCCATCAAAGATTATAGTTTCTACATTTGTATTCTTTACAAAATCAAAGTATAGAGTAAGTTCGTCCATTGAAGGGACTCGGTCAAACAAGTCCCCTCCAATGATATGCAAGGTAATATTATGCTCTTTTACAGCGTCTTCTATTTGCTCAAAAAACATCTCATAACGAGAACATGCCCAAGGCAGAGGAACATTTTTCTGTCCTAATTTTATGTGCCAATCTGCTGTAAATAGAATCATGCTACAAATTCCTCACCAGGATTCCACTCACAACCTGTAAGTCCGCCTGATTTTAGTGCTTGAAGCGTTCTTAATATTTCTTTTGCATTTCTACCTGTATCGTCTCGATTGACAGATACATGTGCTATATACCCTTGTGGGTCTAGTATAAATGTTGCTCTGTAACAAACTCCTTCTTCTTCGTTTACTACACCACATTCTCTTGCAAGTTTAAGACCGCAGTCTGCTGCAAGAGGGTGCATAACGCCATACAAAGGACTATCAGTTTCACATTTCCATGCCCATTTACAAAACTCATTATCTCCACTAATACCAATCACTTCTTCAGTTTCTTGCATTAGAATATCCATACCTGTTATTTCGGTAGGACAGATAAATGTAAAGTCTTTTGGGTAAAAATAAATAACTGACCAGTCTCTTAGACTCCAGTTATCTACAGTGATAAATTCGTGATCAGCGTCTTTCCAATCTGGATCTTTCTGTAGCATATTGCCACTTACCGCATTGAGTTTAAACTCGGGAAATCTATCTCCAATTCCTAGCATAATCCACTCCTATGATACGTCAAACTCGTCACTAATTGACTCGTCCATATCATCACTTGCTTGAGTAAGTCCTTTTAAGAACTCTAACTGTAACTCAGGTGTAGGTCTAGGTAATATTTCTTCCATTGATTTTAGATTTTCAACAAGTGATAACTCGTCTTCGTTCAATGGTCTTGGCTTACATTTTAGAGCTTGTAATTGATACTCTACATTATAAGCATTAGGCCCTGTTTTCTTTCTTTTGAAGAAAACGTCCCAGCCTGTCTCGTAATCTGTTGGATCTCCTAAGTCTTCCATAGCTACTGTTATTTGTTCAAACAGTTTCTTTTTTAGGTTAAAGATTTTAACCTTGTTATCTCCGTAGTCAATACATTGTATTGCATATGACCAGCCACATTTTATGTCTGGAAAGTATGATTGAACATGGTCTTTCTGAGCATTGTTAAATGTTTCTGTGTCTCTATCGAAAGCAAGACATTCCATAGGAACATTCTTACCTCCAGTGCCTTTGACCCAATATACATATCTAGGTAATAAATCACCAACTAGTCTTACGTGATGATCTTCTTTTCCTGTATATACATAGGAGTCAAGTTTTTCTTTTTGGGCTTCGCCCTTAGTTTGATTAAATTTTATTGCCATTCTAATTCCTTTAAGTCTGTGATTTCTTCGAATTTAAAATGAATCTTATCATCTTCTATCCAAAGTAATCTATTGTTTTCTATAATACTCTCATCAAGTGGATACATGATGAGATCCAATGTGGTGTCTTTTGTTCTAACATAGTTATTATAATTGCGAAATGAAGCGACACCTGCATATTGCACAATCTCTCTATCGGAATATAAATTCCGTTGTATAAATAATGCTTCTGGATTTAAAAGATAACTACGCCCACCCCATTTTTTAGTCCAAAATTTGAACTTGGGGTCGTAGTAATTTGAGGGCGGTATTCTGTGAGTTAAAATGTCAAGAATAACCATGACATCTTTTACACTACCGTTTGTTTCATTTAGAATCTTTTTCCAATTATACAATATCATATATTATAACAAAATTTTGACTTCTTGTCAAGCATTATTTTTCCGACCTACTGCGTTACAAAATCTATAAAATTCGTATCTCATAACCCTGTTTCATATAAAATCCATATCGAGCCTTCGCCTGCTTTGCAGCAGTCTTACCTCGTAGATGTATATCAACTACAATAGGCTGTTTTTTACCTTCTTGTTTACGAACAATTCTACCGATTAACTGAGTGAGTAAAGGGTCGTTGTTTATAGGGGTTGCTAAGACCAAACAACTCAAAGCATTTAATGATATTCCTTCTGAGAATATTGCTTGTGTACCGTAAAGAATATCTTTAGAAGTTTTTACACTCTCTAATAGACTTTCTCTTTCTTCTTGATCTAGCTCTCCTGTAATACATACGGCAGAATCACCACTTAGTCGCGCACAAGTCTTTAGCAAGGAAACTCGATCACTAACTACCAGAACTTTATGTCCACGCGTTGCATAAGCTGAAGCTATCATTGCCACACTATGCAAATATTCCTCTTGTGAAACTAAGTGATTTATTCTGTTCGCCCAAGGAATACGATTTCCATCAAGGAATCGCACCTCAGATTTAATAATATCAATTACAGGTGTCATAAAGTTCTCTTTTGGAGGTTTTATGACATGGTTACCAAAATAGTCTCGAAAGACTACATGTTTACCATCTTTTCTTTCTAGTGTTCCTGTAAGTCCTATTTTATATCGACTATGCATTTTGTCGATAATTCTACTAAAAGTCGGACTTGATATGTGATGCATTTCATCTAATATCACTGTCCCGAACTCTTTTTGTATCTCTTTTATTTTACGGTAAAGACTTTGTATGTTTCCAATCACTATCGGACTATCTGTTTCAAACTTTCCACTTCCAATAATTCCAGGCGTAAATCCAAAGACTTTCTCTACCTCTTTTGCCCACTGGTTTCTTAATGCAATTGTGTGGACAACTACTAATGTTTTTTGTTTTAGTTTTGATGCGAGTGCTAAACCTGTAAATGTCTTTCCCCAGCTGACCCATGCGTTTATTATTGCACAGTCTTCTACTTCATCATAGACCTTTTGTTGCGATTCCCGTAAAGTGAACGCAAACTCAGGAAAGTCGATTGGTTTTGTTACTCGTTTATCTACTATTTCATACTCTTGTGGTATTAAATCCATTCTACCACTTGGCACAGAAATCAACCCACCTGCTATAAGTGCCATGTTTTTTATAATGAAAGGCGGATCTAGAGGATTTCTAGGTGGAATAGGATATGTAAGCTCTCTATCAATATTCTCACGAACATTGGCAGGAACTTTCATAAATATTCTGTTACCTATTACAGCTTTGTCCATTCTATGATTGTGTCTTTTTGTATATCTTCCCATTTCTCAAACGTACAGTTATACATTAATATTTTATCACTATCATCTCTTTGATTCATTACAAAGTGATTCGGTATGTGTGTTGGATCTAAGGTTGCTTCTATTTCTCTTTCTCCACCACTTTTTAGGCTTCGAAACTTTACTAAGCAAAGTCCGTCTTTTAAATCGTCTATTAAATTTTTCGCCATGTGTCTTTTTTCCTTTCTGTGCTGAACTCCCACAATTCCCATGGAAGTCCATTTCTATATATTATTCCTGCCCAAGTTTCTTCTAACTTCGGCGGTCTTTTACAAACAAAGGGAAAAGGTATATCTATTCCGTCACTCTTTAAACACCAAACTAACGCTGCGTTACCTTTGCCCTCTAATTTACCTATTTTATGATACTTGATGGGAGCGGTTTTAGTTTTTTCAAGTTGAAAAAATCTTCCATCACTATCTATATAATTTTTCCCACGATGTCGTATTAGGTCTGGGATCGTATCAATCATATACCGTAGTGGGTATATACTTTTCATTGGTGACTGTAGTCTACGAATGGCAAGATTATTGCCACTCATATTTTTGTCATCAAGTATTTGCCCATCTGCTATAAGTAATCCATCAATAAGATCAACATCATCTGTACTTACTACATATATAGGAAACTTAATATTATCATATATCATTTGCCTAATCCTAAACTTATTATGTAAAATGTACTAAACATAAACACTAGTGCACCTAACTGAACTAATGCCATAATAAATACTATGGGTAATTGTATATCACCCCACCAATTTAATTCTTTCTCTTGCCACTCGTCCCATTCTTCGGCAGTGGCTTCTCTTGGTTTACTTAAATTAAGTTCTAACTGTTGCTCGACTCCACTATGAACTTTAGGCTCTTCAACTACAGTTGTTGTCTTCCATCGTTTCCATACTGGATCATACTCACGAACTTTTTTCATTCCATTGTCTCCTCTATAAATTTACCAAGTGTTTCAATGTCTTGATCACTTAGCATACCTGCTTGAGCCCACATTGTAGAACTCATATTACCTATGGTTTCTCTATTCTTATACGAAACGAGCCGTCCTTGTATGTAATCTGCCGTTTGTCCACTGAGACGTGGAAAGACTCCCATGCCCTGCCCTTCGGATCCATGACATGCAGCGCAACCGGCCCAGAGTCCTCTAATAGAGCTGTACGGATCGAGTGCTGCCTCTTCTCGTTTTGCCATAAGTTGATCAACCACTGTACCATTTTCTTCAACATATTTAACATAACAATCTCCTGTGCACGCTTGTGCTCGTGGATAACCTTTATACTCTAGGTTATCATAAGTATATGAGATTATTCCATACATA